TAATATTCCTATGTGGCCTGAACCTGGGGCAGCGTACGCCCTTCCCAGTGAGGTCGGACTACCGCTACCTCCAGCGGAAGAAACGCCTACTGACGCTAGCCAAACACTGCAGGTTATACTGGCAGCTGGGGCGAGGATTAGTGAGTTGAGCTTTACGAACCTTGACCTTGGGAAGACGGGGCTGACTGCCTGTGTCACCATAGCCAGGGATAGTAGCAACACCACTGGATTCCTGTTCATTGATGAATTCGTCATAAACAACGTAAGTGCGCCCAGTTTCGACATGGCTAACGTCGAGACGGGTGTGCTGACCTTGGCAGGGTCGGTTGACGGCCACACCAATTCTGCAACGCTGACCAGTACGATTTCCGACATCACTGTTCTTAGCACTAGAGGGTCTGGTAGTTTCAAGGCTGAAGACAGCGTAGTTGACCGTATTATCATCGAGTTCCTTGGGGATGCAGATATCAGCAAGCTGAGTTTTGATAATGTGAAGTGTAGCGTCGGTGGCTGGGACATCGACTACATTAAGGCAGGAAGCATTTCCCAAGACGCTACGTCCAGGTTCGGTGATGGGGATGGAATTGACACCGCTGATTATGTTATCAACTCGACGGTCAAATATAGAACGTCTACGGATTCGTTGGTAGATACACCGATCACGGTTAGGTAGAGGGCATATATGCGTAAGAAGGTGAACAATGGCTAATGAAGTTCGTATATTAGTCTCTGCCGATACGAAACAGGCTGAACAGAGCTTGAGTGGTATGTCTGGCAAGCTTCAGACTATGGCCCCGAAACTAAAAATGGCCGGTGCAGCATTGACAGGATTCGCCGTTGCAGGTGTTGGTCTTGGTGCTGCCTTTATCGCAGCTGCAAATAAGGTCGATGAGGCAATGGCTGTGATTCAGTCTGGTACTGGGGCTACTGGGAAGCAGTTGGCAGACCTTGAAGGCATTTTTAAGACTGTGGTCGCAACTGTGCCAGTTGACTTTGATAATGCTGCTAATGCCATTGGTGATCTTAATACACGGCTTGGCCTGACTGGAACAGAATTAGAGAAAACGGTCGTTGTCGCATTGGAAGCTGGTAAAGCGTTAGGCGTTGATACGGCTAGCCTAATTAAAACCACCACGGGAGCGATGAATGCATTCGGCATATCTGGCTCTGAGGCTTCCAGTATTATGGATCAATTATTCGTAGCATCACAGAAAACAGGCGTGCCAATCGGCAAGTTATCAGTTGCCTTGCAGAGCTATGGCCCTGTTATGAAGAACCTTGGTTTTTCACTGACTGAAACTACAGCCCTATTTGGGCAGTTAGATAATGTCGGTATCGAAGTATCCAGGGTCATGCCTGGAATCAATGCCTTTATGCGGAGACTAGCAGCCGAAGGCGTGGAAGACCTACGGGGTGGGTTAGACGACGTAATTAAAGAAATGCAGAATGCTGTCACTGACACCGAAGCGCTCAATATCGCCACAGAAGCATTCGGCGCAGAGGGCGCACAAAGACTCCTAGTTGCAGTTAGAGAAGGTGCTTTTAACCTTGATACTATGACAGAGTCCTTGAAAGGTAGCCAAGGGGCCGTTATAGATAATGCTGAAGCCACTCGCACCCTTACGGATCGGATGGGTTTGCTGAAGACAAACGTCCAGCTAGCAGCTGCGCCTATTGGGGAGAAATTGATGGCTGCCCTTGAGAAGTTACTGCCTCACATTGAGAAACTCTTCAAATGGTTGGGCGACCTAGACCCGAAGTTCGTCACCATAGCAGCCGTGGTTGGTGGCGCAGCGGTTGCCATCGCTGGCATTGCTGGCCCGATTCTAATTCTTATCGGTATGCTGCCAGCGTTGTCCGCTGGTTTTACTCTCTTATCCGCTTCAATGGGGCCGATCACCCTAGCCATTATCGGGATCGCAGCTGCTATAGCAGCCGGTATCGTGATCTGGAAGAACTGGGATGCGATTGTTGAGTTCATCTCCAACGCTTTTACCTCCAAGTGGGGATGGATTCTCCCAGGTGGGCCTTTAATCAAGGCAATCCTGTTCCTGAAAGATAATTGGAAAACCATATGGGATGGCATCAAAGCCACCTTCGAAGTGATTACGGATAAGATGAAATCCCTTGGCGAAGATATGGTGGATGGTTTGATTGAAGGCTTACTCAACCCAATTACAAGGGTTAGAGAGGCTGGGATGACGGTTGGAAAAGCTGTTCTTGATCCCATTACCTCGTTCTTTGGCATACGCTCACCGTCCACCTTGATGCGTGATCATGGTATGGAAATCGGAGAAGGTTTAGCAATTGGTCTTGAATTAAGTCAAAATCGGGTGGCTGACGCTGCCAGTAAATTAACAAGAACCATGCACCAAAACCTTGGCGGTGGTGGCCTTGGATTTGGGGATTTGGGTGTAATGGAAGATGTACGGATGACTTCTTTGATGGAGCGTCTTGGCATCAAACAATTGGAACACGTGAGAACTGTGGAGTTACATGATTTAGCTAGTACACGGGAAGGCGGTAATGACTTATTGCGTATGATGCAGCAGGTTAACCGTGAATCTCCACAATGGAAATTAACGTTTGATGAGATGAAAGAACAATTGCGAGGCTTGGGCGAAATTGCGACGGAGACAGCGGTCGATGTCGAAAAGAGTTTCCAAATTATGGATGTTGCTCTTTCCAAATACACAGATACGCTTACGGGGAAGATGGCACCTATGCAACCCACTTTTGATATAACCGACCCAAATGTCATACCTGCATCAGGTCAGATGAATAAATTAAATGAACTGTACAATGCAGAACGTGGCATGAGATGGCAACTATCTATGAATCCTGACGAGGAAAGAGCGGACGAACTTGGTCTAGCACTTAGGAAAAATAGACTCGCACAACGTGACGCACTCAATAGAATAGACCCAGAGTTAAAAAACTTCACGATTAACATCAATCTTGACGGTCACCAATTGGCATCCGTACAAGGCGATAATCTAATGATGGAAGAAGCTGTCATTGGCAGTTAGGTAAGGATAAGAGGCGAGCATTATGGCGTTAATCCTACAACTAACCGATGGGACGACGACCGTTGATTTGAATGACGGTACAAATACGAAGTTGAATCCTGGTGGCTTTATTGCTCCACCACCTACTCAGAACGTCTCAATGGCTGGTAATAATTTGTCCAGCGATGGGCTGATGATGACTAATCACAGTTTCATGGATCGGACGGTTTCGATCAATTTCCAACTGATCGGCTCGTCTGCCGACAATCTCGCAACTCGTGTGAAGTCGATTGAGTCCATCCTGCGGAAAGCAAGGGAGTTTGAGGCTCAAGGGCTAGGGAGTCGGGTGCAGTTAAAATACCGTTGGACTGGAGCTACGAATTACGTTTATTTCAATCTCATGAGGGGAACCTTTTATCCTGGTGATGGAGTCCAGAGCATCATGCTCACGGCTCACACACGGTTACAAAACGCTCGTATCACACTGCAATGTCAGCCGTTAGTAGATGGTGATAGTGAGACTCTTGAGAACCATTTGGATGACCCTGGGTTTGAATTCACTACGGGAACGGTTTTCAACGATTGGACGGTAGCAAACGCCACACGAGCCGTTGAGACTTCATCACCCCCAGAAGGTGTGAACTGGGGCAAGCTCACCTGTAATACATCATCTAGTAGGCTGCAAATTTCACAGGTGAAGACGATGACCGCTGGGCATCATGTCTTCAGTTTGACGTATAAGATCAATGGCAACCAAGCCTATGAAATCTTTCTCACGGATTCTGGAGGCACGACTGTAACGGCACTCACGGAGGACAATACTGAACGAACCGCATTCGTTACTAGAGATAGTGCTTCGAACACTAGTATCACCGCTGGACTGCGAGGGACAGGGAACACTTCAGATACAGATGATATCATCCTGATGGATAAAGCCTACCTTGGAGATGGACAGACTGCGCCCACGTATTGGGTGTCAGGTCGGTCAGTAACGAACTATCATGAAGACGAGGGCAAGGTGTCCCAGGCCAAGGTCAACTACGTCGATATTGAGGACGTAGCAGCTGACGTATTATCCCCTCTCCAAGTGAGGGCATTAGAG